GGTTGTACCAAGACTCCAGAGAATCCAGGCCCTCGCTGGTCTCGAGAGATTCCGCGTCATCATCGATTCTTCGACGACGACACAAACGGACATCGAGAACAACACGGTCCGTGGCAAGATCTTCGTACAACCAACCAAGTCGATCGAGTTCGTCTCCCTCGACTTCGTCGTGGCAAACAACGTCAATCAGTGACGCATATTAATCGAGGATTAATCTAATATGGACAACAGCGGTGCAATTAAAAAGAGCGCAATAAAGTACGTAGGAGCGCCGCTGTTGTCCTTTCTTTTCGGATGGAAGACATCATTCGAAGGTTGATTAAAAGTTTAGTTTGAATTTCGCAAAGAAACATATATTTAGAAAAGGTGACAGGAGAATAAAACCATGGCCGCAGAGACATTAGACGTTACATCGATGATTCCAAACAAGTTCGAGCCAAAGCGCAAGAATCGCTGGATTCTCATGATTGAAGGTATCGACGCATACATCATCAAGACGACTGCAAGACCAACAATCACGACGGAAGAAGTTGAAGTTCCATTCATCAACTCCCGTCGTTATCTTGCAGGAAAAACATCGTTCGGTACAATCGGCGTTACTCTCCACGATCCAATCGCTCCATCCGGCGCTCAACAGGTCATGGAATGGGTCCGTACTCACTTCGAATCCGTTTCTGGTCGCGCTGGTTACGCCGACTTCTACAAGCGCGACATCCAACTCAAGATGCTCGATCCAGTCGGTACAGTCGTCGAGCTCTGGGACATCAAGGGCGCGTTCATCACCGAAGCAAACTTCGGCGAAGTCACCTACGAAGACGGCGGTCCAATGGAAATCTCAATGACACTCCGTTTCGACAACTGCGTGCTTCAGTTTTAGAAAAAGTCTTTTACCGAATCGTAAAGTTAAGTATAATTACCTCTGTGGCTTTTTGCTACGGAGGTTTTTATGTTTAAGTGCCCCAAATGCGATTTTCAAATCGAGAATATTAATTCTCTAAGGATTCACGCTTCAAAGAAACATGATCTTTCAAGCGAAGATTTATACATCCAAGTCGTTTTAAACGGAGATAAGCCAGTTTGCGAGTGTGGTTGTGGTTCCGAGACGAAGTTTAATGGATTAGTGAATGGATATTCCAAGTTTGTGTGGGGCCATGCTTCAAGAGTAAACAATAATTGGGGGCATAACAAAGAAGCTTTTGAAAAAAGCATTACAACTAGAAGAAAAATGTGGGAAAACGGAGAAATTCAAGGATGGTGTAAGGGTTTAACAAAAGACGACCCACGAATAGCTGCGATCGTTGAAAAAATGAATACCCATGAAAGATCAGAAAAAATATCTAAATCTTTAACGGGAAAATCAAAATCAGAATCTCATAAACAAAAAATCTCGGAGCATATGAAATCTTATTGGAGCGAAGAAACCAATAGAGAACGACAAAGCTTAGAACAAGCCGAGAGGGTCAAAAATGGATTGTTGACAAAATGTACTCGTATTCATGGTTATTTCGATAATCACAAAAAGTCGTCTCAACCGAATCTTTATTACAGGTCACTATTTGAATTAAATGCCATACTTCACTTAGAATCAAGCGAAGATGTTATTTCATATACATTTGAACCTTACAACATTGAATATTTTTTCGACGGAAAAACTAGACATTATATCGTTGATTGCTTGATAGAATATGAAGATGGAACAAAGTCTATCGTGGAATTCAAACCAAGCTGCCACGTCGTCCACGAAAAGAATATCGCAAAATTTCGATCAGCCGAAAAATTTGCAAATGAAAATGGATTTAGATTTGAAGTGTGGACAGAGAAGTCACATGGCTTTTTATCGAGAAAAAGTCGTTAATTGCAGAGTGGGTAACCAACTACCATATTGAGAAGAATATTTCTGGGGGTGGTCCTGTGCGTATTGTGCCATGATGCAGAGCATTCTATGCATTAGTTGTTGTTTTGGGGCGTGTCACTGTTTACGTTTATAAAACTAGTGTTTATTATTTGATTGACTTTCTTTATATCGATAGAAGGAAAAACAAATGAGCACAGAGAATCGTGAACAACGTAACGCAATTTTTGGTCCAGGGCAATCATTACCTACTGGTATAGATCCACGTATGCCGACACAATCAGCGGCTGAAAAGGTAAAGGCTGAGTTCGGCCTGGACATTCCGCTTGAGACAGTACCTCTACCATCGTCGGGTAAAGTGTATTCTCAAGAATCGACGTTGTATGGTGCGGAGACTGTCGACATTAGACCTATGACCGCGAGAGAAGAAGACATTCTTACTTCTCGTGCTTTGATCAAGAAGGGCACTGTCATTACAGAGCTAATCAAGTCTTGCTTGGTTGATCGTTCGATTAATCCATCGGACTTGTTAGGTGGCGATAGAAACGCGCTGATGGTTGCCATTAGAATTACAGGTTACGGTCCACAATATCCTGCTGAGATCGAGTGTCAAGAGTGTGGAACAAAGGCGAATCACGAGTTCGATCTTGCTCAATTGCCAGTTCGTAGGCTCGAAATAGACCCAGTCGTACCAGGAACGAATCTTTTTCAGTTCGTTTTGCCGCGTAGTAAGAAGACGGTTAAGTTCCGTTTCTTGACAGGTCGTGACGAAGAAGAGATCATGACTACTAGCGAGAAGCAAAAGAAGTTAGGCTTGTCGACTGAATCTAACGTGACGACGAATTTGATGTATGCTATTTCTTCGATCGACGGAATCGAAGATAGAGGTAAGATTGCAAGCTTCGTGAAGATGATGCCTGCGATGGATTCGTTAGCACTCCGTAATTACATTAAGGATAACGAGCCAGGCGTCGTTATGAAGCAAGAAACTTCTTGCCCGTCTTGTGGACATTCAGAGGAGGTAGCGATGCCGCTCGGTGTCAACTTTCTTTGGCCTCAGGCCGGAAGATAGAGAACTTCTGATATTGGAACCCGCCTTTAATCTGATGTATTATGGCGGGTTCCTTTGGAAGGAAGTCTATAATCTTCCTGTTTCGTATAAACGTTGGTTTATAGAAAGAATCAACAAAGAGCTTAAACAGACTAACGAGTCTGGAAATACGCAGTCTCGAGCGTTACATCAAAATTCGCCCGACGTCCGAGCTTTGCAAGGTCACTCCCGCGAACAAACGCCTAGTCGCTTAAGGCGCTTCACATAAGGAGGTATTATTTTTTTTATCGTATTATTTAATAGGGTACGTAACAATAGGGGCTATTGTGGAAAACAAAGAATCTCTCAACGAATTGCGCGTTAATCTATTAGGGAAAGTTTTTTTTGCTACGCTCGGCGCTTGGTTGGTCGGTCGTTTTGTCAACACTAAGTTAAGGGGTTCTCGAGACGAGATCGAGGCGGTGGGCAACGCGCTAGCTGCTTCGAAACGTTTTCAAGACGAATTAAATCGCCCAGGCGCCACCGTCGATTCGGTCGTACAAAAGCTCGGCATTAAACACATGTCAGCTTCGGAGTTCGAACGCGTATTAGGCGTTCCATGGCCCCTTTGATGATTCGTTAGTGGAGAATTAAATGGCGACAGGAGGAAAAGGCGGAGGTTCCGGACCAAGTAAAGACGATCTATCCATCGTTTCGCAGATGGCTGCGATGATGGTGCAGATGTCAGTTTCTAGCAAACGAATAGCCGACGACTTTGAAAACCAAGCTAGAGCATCTGCAAAGATGGTCGAAAATATGCAAAGCGTTGGAGGCGGTGAAATAGTCAACCAACTCATGCAGGTCAACGCTACTTTAAAAGAAGTCGTTGCAGCATTAGCGAATCTAAATGAAACTTCTACAGCAACTTTTGCCGCTCTTTCCCAAGGCGCTTTGAACGCCGCTAATTCGACGCAGGTTCTTACAAATGCTGCTAAAGCTGCCGGCGACGCGGCAGAAAAGGAAACTACGTCGCTCGAAGACTTAGTTACTGAATTGAAAAAAACAGGAAAGAACGCATTGACTGGCCGCGAAAAAATGCAGGCTTTCGGTAATTATTTGAAAAAAGAATTTCCTGTTGCATCCGGTGCCGCGCTCGGAGCTCTAAGCGGTCTTAAACAGGGATTTAGAAATATATTCTCGCTAGCAAAAGGAATAGTAGGTTTCGGTTTTACTGTTGGTAAAGCTTTATTTGGAATTGCTAAATCGATAATATCGATACCATTCAAATTAATGTCTAAGCTGACAGACATGGCCTCGAGTGGTGGCGGCGGAGTAAGCGAATATGCTCAAGCTATAAACAACTTAAGAAAAGAGTTCGGAGCCCTAAATGGACCCGTAACTAGCGCCATTCAATCAACTGCTGCTTCGATGAAGGGATTCAGCGTGCAAGGCTTGAGCGCGAATCAAGTATTTGGTAACGTTGCTGAAAGAATGGAGCAACTAATTAAGCTGTTCGTCGCGGGCGGACCAGCGTTACAAAGATTTAGCGATGAATTTAAGAATAACGGCGGCGCTATACTTGGATTCCAAAAGGGTTTAGGCGTTTCCGACGAACAGATGGGAGCTTTGGCGAACAGAGCTATTAGTTCGGGTACTACTGTGACCTCGCAACTCCTGAATATGACGAAGCAAGCTACTCACCTAGGTAAAGAATTTGGAGTAGACTTCAAGATTATTTCCAAAGGCATGGCGAAGGCGGTTGCTGACGTAAAGAACTTCGGAAGTATGTCGCAGAAGCAAATCGGTGCAGCAGTGACGTATTTCGCAAAGCTCGGAGTTGAAGTAGACAAGGTGACGGGCGTCATGGACGCCTTCAACACCTTCGACGAAGCCGCTGACAAAGTTTCGACCCTAAACCAAGTGTTCGGTACGAATATCGATGCGATGAAGATACTGGACGCCGAAAATCCAGCCGAAAGAATATCTCTTTTGCAAAAAGAATTTGCGAAGGCAGGCGTAGCTGGAGAAAAGTTAACTAGAGCTCAGCGACAGATTATTGCTTCTAACATCGGGGTCGAAGAGTCTGCAATTCAAGCAGCTTTCTCCAGCAAAAACCAGGGAGTTTCTTTAGAAAAAATAACGAAAGAAAGCGAGAAAGCCGAAAAGAAAACGATGACTCAAACCGAGGCGATGAGTAAACTCGCCGACGCGATGGATCGAGTTCTTAAGTCAGGCGACACGGGCAGTGGCGGTTTCTTCGACAAGTTCTTAAAGGGATTTAGCGATGGCATTACCTCGACAAAAGAATTTAGAGAAATAATGCGAAACATAAGCAAGGCGATGGTAGTCGTGTATATGGAAGGTCGTCGCTTAGGTAAGGCATTCGTAGAGTATTTTCCAGGTATAAAAGAATTTTTGGGTGGATTAGCCGAAATATTTCAACCACAAAAGTTTCGTATGCTAGCAGGTGGTGTTGTCGATATATTCACACAATTTTTTAAGGATCTAGGTCAACCAGGCGGCAAGGCATCATTCCCTGACCTGATGCAAAAATTAAAAGATCATTTCTTTAACTTCTTTAATTCGGAAGAAGGTGCCGGCCAAAAGGTGATGGGCGGATTCAAAAAGATAATGGCGGCAATTCAGGTCATCTTAGCGGGCGGCGTACAATGGATAATGGAGAGTGTTGGTAGATTCATACAAGACATCGTTAATTTTATAAGAAATCCGCAAGACGTTCCAGGAGTAGAAAACGCAAAAAACGCAGCTGAAAACTACGTTAGCCCTATCGCCATGGCCTTTAGAGAAGGCTGGAAGATTTTGGGTCCTGCTTTAAAGGATTTGACGAAATTAGTTTTTGAAAAATTGATTGAATTGGCAAAAGAAGGTTTAGAAGAACACAAAGGTAAAATTGCGTTAGCATTTTTTGGGCCGGTTATTTTAAGATCTTTAGTTGGCGCAGGATCAGCCATGCTGGCAAAAGGCATCGGACAAATGATTACTAACGCTATTGCTGGTCCCGCGGTTACAGGAGCTGCTCAGGCAGCCGGTACGACTGTAACGAGAACGCTGATAAGCGCTGTGGGACCTGGCGTTACTCAGGTTGTATCCGTCGCAGAAACGACAGCAGCCCCCGCCGCTGCCGGGCTTTTTACTCGATTGGGAAGTAAGTTTAGCTCTCTCGCAGCCGGGTTTTCGAAAGCTGTGGGTCCTAATGTCTTGAAGGCTTTCAAGTTCGCAGGTATTGCCGCCGTGATCGCGGATGCTGCTGTCAATATTTCAGAAGCGATGAATAACTTCGAAGATAAGTTACAAAAAGAAGGGTTCGATCCAGCAACGGCAAAAATAGCAGCAGGTACTACGGGATTAATTAACACGCTAACGTTCGGATTACTTCCTAAAGATTTGCAAGCTACGATAGCCTCAGGCGTCGCGTCGATGTCCAACTTCCTAGAATCGAGTCTGGATAAGATGTTCGGTCCTAGCTTAGCCGAAAACATGAAAGAGCGTTTAGCAGCGCAATTTCAAATCTTCGGTGGATTAGGAGACTTGATCATGGGGCTCTGGAACGGAGATAAATCCAGGGTCGATAAGGGAATGAAGAACATTGGAGAAGGACTGTTAAAGAGCTTCCTTTATGGTCTCGAATGGTCTTTTATTGAGTTTCCAAAATTGATAATGCAATTAGGAGTTTATTTAATCGAAGGATTTTATAAGCTAACTGGATGGTTGTTCCACAAGCTTGGAGATATATTCCACGCGCTTGAAGGAATTCCTATCTTCGGTCCTATCTTCGGCTTGATTGGAGATTTCTTCGACAAGGCCGGCGAATTTTATGAGGGTATCGCAGGAATTTTTGGAAAGCTCCAAGAATTTTTGAAAAAAGTCGATATCGTGGAATGGTTCAAAGGCGCATACGACTGGATGAAAAAGTTTTTTACTGACGGAACAAGTTCGGGTGAAGGCTTTTTTGGTAAGCTCTTTGGATGGTTTAAGG